TAAGATACCCAGATGGATTTGATATGGAAAGATCCAAACACGAAGAGGAATAAAGATGGATAGGCAAGCAATATTAAACGATCTAAAAAAAAGAATACGGTAGCTTCCCGACTATATCAGATATATCAAGATATCTAAAAATTAGCCGTGCAAGTGTAAGAGACCTAATGAATGGCGTTGAGTGCTTGCCGGACGGAAGAAGCAAGAAATATTTTGCAGGGGATGTAGCAGACAAAATCTACAAGAACAGGAGCATGTAATGAGCAATAAAGAGTTATTCAAAGCCATATTTTCGGACGAGGAAGGCAATTTCAAAATAGTAAATTTGGTTGGAACTATCTGCTTGTCATTACTATTCCCTATGCTACACATATTTCTATATGCGCTAGGGTGCAGATAAAAGCGAGGTTAAACGTGGATAAGTTTAAACCTATTGAACCTTGCATTATCAAAGTGATTAAGCTAGCGCATGAAATGGTCGATAGCGGTACGATTGCAGGAGCAAAAATAACAACATCAGATGGATATGTAAATCTTAAACGCATGAATGGCAAGGTAACTGTACAAAGAGAGGCACGATATGGATGTTGAAAGACGAAGAAAATATTTTAAAGGAATTGTATCCGAATCAGCTATTACTAGAGAGTTCACTGATTATGAAGAACCTAGACTAGAAGTATGCGAAGAAAATAGTGTGTTGTCAAATATAGAACCTTGGAGCGATGAAGAATTGCGAACAATTACATTCGATTAGGAGACTAGCCAAATGATGGAATATTACAAAACATGTGCTTTTCCAAAGCCGCAGACCAGGAAGAAAAAGAAAAAACAAAACGGATATAAGGATAAAGCAAGTAGATTCTGCGCGTATTGCGGAAAACCTTACGCTGAAAGGCATGAGGTTTTCGGAGGGTCTAATCGCCAAATAAGTATAGATCTAGGCTTTCAAGTAGACGTGTGCCACGAGCACCACGAAGAGCTACATATGAACTGCAGTGAGTGGGCGCAAGAAGAGAACATCAAACTAAGACGCTTTTATCAAAAGAAATACGAAGAAGAAAAGATAGACGAGGGAATGACCAGAGAGCAAGCGCGTAATGACTGGATGATCCTTATAGGAAGGAATTATTTATGAGTAGATGGAAATCAACGACAAGCATCCCAAGTATAAATCTAAATGTAAATCAAATCCTACATAAGGCAGACTCGATAGATGACACCTTAACATACGAATCCGAACAAAAAGGCTTCGCGTATGCAGTAAACAAGGATGAATTTTTGATACTTAGTACCTCTAGTGGATATCTCAGAATGACATATGAGGAACTTGAAACAATCAGGAAAGAAATAGCAGGAATCTTAGAGGAAGTAGATAGGAAAAGATGGTAAACGTAGGATGTGTGTGTGACAGGTGCGAACACGAGCACGGAACGCCAAATGACAACAGGTCGTTTCGTTGGTGCAGGCGAATTAAGGGGACCATCTGTGATAAATGTTGTAATGAATGCGAATACTGTAATGAGTGGCGCTGCACCTACGACCCAGCAGGAAGAGAAAAAATGCGAATGCTGGTATATGCAAATAAAGCTGCTGAAAGAACAATTTCTAAAAATGAAGATATCGCTAAAAAAGTAAGCATTACAACAAGAAGGATGATTGAACAAGTTAATGAAAACCTAAAAGCGGATATAAACGCTAGAGAAGAAGAGTACGACAAACTACGCGCCAGGGAAGGCGAAGAACCAGAAATGTTTTAAGGAGATAAGCATGAGTTACGAAACAAACGATGAAATAACAATGGATGCGTACATTGAAGAAAAAATAAACACAAAGTTACCTAGACTATTTTTTATCTCACAGCCGATGGCTGGCAAAACAGATGTAGAGATAGCTGCAGAAAGAACAATGATTAAAGAAAGAATTAAAAGAGAAATTAATCCTGCAGCCATCTTTATAAACTCAGTGCTAGATAGAGAAAAGATGAAAAAAGAAATCAAAGATAAAAAAGTTAAAAGTGAATCGCTTTATTACCTAGCGAAATCACTAGAACTACTATCTACTGCAGATATGGCAGTATTCGCGCATGATTGGCTAACAGTCAGAGGCTGCCGAATTGAAGAAACGGCAGCTAGACAGTATGGAATTGACGTGTACTACATATAGGAGAAGCAATGAATATAAACTACTGTGAGCTCTGCGGCTGCGGTACCGCAAGAGAGAAGCGAGAAATACTTACACTAGAAAATTCAGACGGAAAGCAAGAAGTACACGTTCTATGCAAGGCGTGCGCTGATGCATTAAAGAGACAGTTAATAAGGAATAGCAAATGGACTACAAAATCATAGAAGAGCTAGCCACGCTATCGACAGATAGTAAGGGCAGAAAAAAGAAACTTGTAAAAATATCTTGGTACGGAAAAGAGCCAGGATATGAAATAAGAACTTTTGACAAAGACGGAACACCACTTAAAAGAGCAATGCTAACAGAAGATGAATATCAGGAACTAGCAAAATTCATGATAGGAAACTACTAATGAAGGTAGATATTTTTGATACAGATAAAAAATACAACGTGATATACGCAGATCCGCCCTGGGAATACAAGCAAAGTGGGGGGGTGAAACTGCGAGGCATGGCAAAGCAGCACTATAGTACGATGCCGACGAAGGAAATATGTAGCCTTCCCATAAGAGATATATGCACAGATAAAGCAGTGTGCTTCTTGTGGGCAACATTCCCGAATCTTACTGAGGCAATTAAAGTTATAGAGGCGTGGGGCTTCACTTACAAAACAGCTGCTTTCGTCTGGATAAAGAAGAATAAAGTATCTGACACTTTATTTTGGGGTATGGGAGCATACACAAGGGCAAACGCGGAAGTGTGTTTGCTGGGAATCAGCAAGAAAACTAAAGCAAAAGAAATTGTGAAATCTCACGCAGTACATCAAGTGATCGAAGAAAAAATAAAAAGACACTCGGAAAAGCCTTACGAAGCAAGGAAACGGATCGTTGAGTTGCTCGGAGATGTTACACGCATAGAACTATTCGCAAGAGAAGAACTTGAAGGCTGGGATTGCTGGGGAAATGAGGTATAAATGACTAATTATGAACTAATTCAGGAAATGGAAACATTCCAACTTGCTGGATTTTTACGCAAAGTAAGCGATGGCGAAACAGAATTTACACTATGTGATAGAGAATGTGAATCCTGCGCTAATGATGTAGAAATGTGTGAAGCACTAATTGAACGCTGGTTAAAAGAGGATTGCGAGTCATAATTATGAAATTTATAGATTTTTTCTCTGGAGTGGGGGGTTCACAAGAGGACTAGAACTTGCAGGACATGAATGCATAGGGCACTGCGAATACGACAAATTTGCGGAAGCTAGTTACAGATCTATGCACACTATAACGGAAGAGCAACGAACGCGCCTTAGCGAACTAGATAAAAAGAAAAGACAGAAGGAGATTTTAAAAAGTGAATACCTCAATGGAGAGTGGTACGCAAGCGATGTTCGAACAGTTAACTCTACCAATATTCCAAGAGCTGACTGCTGGACTTTCGGAGCCCCTTGCCAAGATTTCAGCATTGCCGGGAGAAGAGCAGGACTTGACGGAAAAAGAAGTAGCCTTGTACGAGAAATTTTTAGAATCATGGAAGAGCTCGAAGAAAAAGATAAACCCACATGGCTTATCTACGAAAACGTTAAGGGAATGCTTTCTAGTAACAGAGGACTTGACTTCCTATCAATCATCGTTGAAATGGACCGACTCGGGTACGATCTCGAGTGGCAAAATATCAACTCAAGATGGTTCGTTCCGCAAAATAGGGAGCGCATATACGTTGTTGGATGTTATCGAGGAAGAAGTAAACGACAAATATTTCCTATCACGGGAAATGGCGGAGAAAATAGTACAAGGCAATTAATTGGCGGAGCACAAGCACATCGAGTATATGACAGCAACGGAATCGCTTGCACGCAGAACGCACAAGCTGGTGGAGTTGGTGCGAAAACAGGGCTATACGCATTTGGCGTTGATAAATCATCGAACAAATTACAAGAGCTGCAAATTGCGAACTGTCTTACGACTAAAGATCGCGGAGTATCAAATAGAAGAAACAAGGACACAGCAATTGCAATTCCTGTACTAACACCATTTAGGAAAGAGAAGCGTCAAAACGGAAGAAGGTGCAAGGAAGCTGGGGAAGATATGTTTACCCTAACAACGCAAGACCAACACGGAATTGCGATAAAGGCGGATGAAGAAAAAGACGTTTGGGCGGTGTGGAGCGAGAAATACAATTGCTATCTTACAATTAGAAAACTGACACCGAGAGAAAGCTTTCGTCTCCAAGGGTGGACGGACAACGAATACGAAAGAGCGGAATTCGTAAATAGCAACAGCCAATTGTACAAGCAAGCCGGAAATGGTGTAACAGTTAATGTTGTTGAAGTAATAGGAGAAAAATTATGGACGAAAGAAAATTTATAAAGAAGTGCAAAGAATTCGTAAGAAATTATTACAACGGCAGAGTGGAATCAACCGACAAGAACGGCAAAATCACAACAGAAGATGTATTTGTTGTATGGTTCTGCAAAGCATTACAGAATTCAAAAGCATTACTCAGCACCAACGTGCCAGACGGCATGTACTACGAGATCACATACAACGGAGACAAGAACGAGTGTTATCTTGACGCATATAAAAAGTGGCAGAACGTTTGTATTGAAATGTAGGGGAAAGGTGAAGACGTGGAAGCATATAGCATAATCCCAGAGTGGAACGAACTCATTGTAAAAGAGCTAACACCAGATGATGAAGAGTACACCAAACATAAGTGGATGTACATAGTCGAAAACTTACCAGAATATAACGAAGACGTATTAGTGACTGATGGAAGTGATGTATGGATAGATACATTCGATGAGGACGTAAATGGCGAAATCTATCTATCCGGCACATGCTGCACTGTGGATGAGGTGACCGCATGGATGCCATTACCTGAACCATATACAGGAGAATAGACAAAATCTAATAATACGCTATGTAAGTAGCGGACACCATAAGTTATTTTTATAAGGCAAACAATAATGATGTAAAAATGATAATCTCTCAAACCAACGTCCGCTACTTCATATATATCACTTATACACATCTGACGCTGCCGACGAA